GGTCAGGGTCGGGTTACGACCAAACGTCGTGGGAATGGTGCCGCTGGGCGCTTCGGCTAAAAGCTCCTTGAACAGTTCATCCAAATGAGGATGGTACCGCAGGGTGTTCTCGTAAATCAGGGTCTGAATCTCGTTGGGAATGTACCCTTGAGTCAGCAGCTTGTTTTGCAGGTGCACCTTAAACAACAGGGTGCTCATCGACCATGGAATTTGCATTGCGTCCTGGCGATGGGGTTTCTGGCGCGAGGTGATCACTGCACGGTACCCAAAGTGGGGACGCGTGCCGTAAATCAGCTTACGGGCAATACCGGGCTTCTTGAAGATGATTTCTGCTTCGAAGGTCCGGTAGTACTCGTTAAAATGCTGCAAGGCACTGACGACACGGGCTTCCTTTACCGGTTGGGCCAGCTTGGGTTGGTTCTCGGCAGTTTCCCGGTTGTCGATCCCGATCAGGATGTGCGCGGCGTTAACTGCGGCCACCATCTTCGGGTCAGCGGTGATGCGGTTGTTGGCATTCTCACGGATGAAGCCCAGACGCGTTGGGAACGGCATGTATTCGGAGAATGTCTTGTCGTAGTTCTCTTGCAGAAAGCGCATGATCTTACGACGTCTACGGGCTGAGGCTGATGGTCCAATCAGACCGGCCTTGAACAGTGCCACCAAGATGGCTTCGTAGTTTTCGATGAAGTGGTTGTAACCCCGTGGGATGTCCAACCGCTCAAGTTTGCGCATCTTGTCTGCAGCCAACGTGGTCGGTGCATTATAACGCGGGTTGCACAGGTACTCCAGGATGTTGAAGTTGGAGTGCGTCAGGTTCTTGGACAGAATCCGCCACACGGTGATGTTGATAAATGCCTTGATGCCCTCAGGCACCTTGAGCCACAGCATCGACTCCAGCGGCTTTTCCGTGATGGGCACGACTTGAGACAGGCACACCGGGCAACGGATACCGTAGTTGTCCATGCCTGTGATGTTGTTGCAGTCGCAGGCTGCCGTGTTGTTCAGGGAATCCCCGTCCAAGCTGGCATAAATCAGGTTGTTGAGCTTAAGGCGGTCGGCCTCAAGGTCAATGTTGAAGTCGTTCATCATGATCGCAGGATGCGTCAGATGCCGGAACATGCTATCGTAGTGGACTACCCGCAGGTAAATGCCATTCCGTTCTTTCATCAACTCTGGCCCTTAAGTATAGTACCGATGAAAAATAAAAGACATAGCTCGGGGGAGCAACTGCTCCCCCTTGCTATTTGAGTGCCGCTATCGGTTAGAAGCTCGAGCCGAAGCCGAAGCCGTTACCGATGGAACCACGCAGCGAACGCTGGCCATCACCAACTACACGACGGGACAGCATGCCGTGAGTCAGGTCACCGCCGACGAAGTCGCGGATGCGAGTGTTGCCACGCGCACGGCGATTGCCGAAGGAGTAATGAGCCGAACGCTGATCGATGTTGATCTTGCAGTCAGCGATTGCCAGCGCCAGAGCCTCGATGAACTTCGGGTTGAAGTACGCAAGGTCCACGTAACGGCTGAACTTGACGTTCGAAGCGCCGAGAGCAGTGGTCAACTGCTGGAACTGTTCGCTGACACGCACTTCCACGTCCAGATCCTGACGGTCGATCACGCCCTGGTACAGGAGTGCCGATTCGCCCTGATCGTTCGGGTTCTGTGCCAACCAACGGAGCAGGTCCCAATCACGCAGGTCGCGCTCGTTGCCTTTCTCGTCGATCCAGGTACCGGTCAGGTAACGAGCACCGGACATTTCCAGCGGAGTGTCGACGCCGAGTTCGCGAGCACGACGGGTGAAGTTCCCGTTGGTCAGGCGATCTGCGTAGTCGTACAGGCGGCGGATTGCGTCGCCGTTTGCCGAAGTGTCGGTAGCTGCGTCAGCGAGCAGGCTGGTGATCCAGCTGTTGTCGCCGCCTTCTTCCAGTTCCACAGCCCAAGCCAGGTTCTCGTCCACGAGGGAGAAGAAGTACTGACCCCACTTGTGGGTGTCGAGGCTGGCACGTGCGTCGAACACGACCGGCTCGTGATCCTGATCTGGGCCGAGGATGTTCAGCAGACCAGTGTCACGGGTGTCGATTTCGCCACGAGGTACGTCGCCCGGCAGGAAGGTGTGAGCCCATGCCTGATCCTTGGAGATGACCGAAGCACCACCCAGCGCGAGCAGCAGCAGTTCCGGCGTGATGCCGTTGGTGCCAGTGTCCATGCGGTTGATGATGAAGGTCGGGGTGAAGTACGGCTCGTTACGCACGGCAGTACGCGCCCAACGATCCTGCTGAGCAGGCGGGGAGTACATCAGGTTGACGTAACCGCCGAGGTTGGCGATCGGTACGCTGATGTTCTGGTCGCCCTTGCGGACCACACCGGCAACGCTGACAGCGATGTCGCTGCGGCGCGGCAGGCCGTCGGCCGAGTACACTTCACGACCGGACAGGTCCACGTTGATTTCCAGCGAGGACTGCTTGGTCAGCCACTCGAGGCTGAAGTACACCTCCGGGTTGAACAGGTCGTTGTAGATCGCAGTCAGTGCGGCCTGTGCGTAGAACACGACAGTACGCGCTTCGGTGCTTTCCGGCTCGTTGAAGTCGACCTTGCGGTCAACGGTACGCCAGCCAGCGCGAACGATTTCCACGTTGCGGCGGGTCTGCTCGAAGTTCTTCTTGGTGATCTCGTCAACCAGAGCCAGGTAGCTCTCGGTCACGTAGTCAGAAGCGACGACCGGCAGCTGGAAGCTGCGATGGTTGATGTCGACGTTGCGAACTGGGGACTCGTCAGTGAGAGTGCCTTCCAGTGCCAGCGCGTGGGTCAGGACCTTAACGGTACCCTGATGCTCGACCGGGTAGGCCAGGATGATGCTGGAGATCGAGACGTTGTGCTCGGATGCTTCCAGACCAATTACCTGGACCTTGGACAGGTCGATGACGCCGGCGCCGGCGACTTGACGCTCAGGGGAGAACCAGAACTTGAAGCCTTTAACAGCGGAGACCAGAGCCTCACCGCTGGTACGACGGCTCATCGGCGCGCCCAGCAGGCGGTTGATGTCGAGCAGGCCAGCTACCGGCGTAGCGTGCTGCTGAAGGTCAGCGCGGTCAGCACGAGCTGCAGGGTTGGCGTTCTGAGCCGGATGGTCGTTCTTCGGACCGGTGATCGGATCGTTCTGGGTGTTTTCGTCTTTAACGGCCATTATGGCTAACTCCTTGGTGTTTTGATGCGTTACTAGGGCCTAGTGAACATCTTGAAGCTTTGTCTCGATATTCACGTTGATAATGTAGCACCGTGATAATTTCGAATGGAATTCTTATTCCAAGCCTCATTATCATTCGGCACCGGGGTTTATTTTTACGGTGTGCAGCCAAGAAAAGGAAATACCCTCCCTTGAAGACAAGGGATTAACCTTGCCCGGAGCACATGTCCTATACCATATGGTGAAACCAGTTCTTTTTTACGATTCTCTTTCCCTCCCATGAACGTAAAGGTTGGCTAATCCTTTGAGACTCTAACTGTCATTGGACCTTCCCCATGTACACACTCTTCAATACCGACGCCAAGATCAAGCAGACAAACGTCGCGACCTTTGGCTTGGACTACGTTAAGCGGGAGCTGATGGGGGTACAGGTTGACCGCTATAAACAGTACCGGGCAATGAACCCTGGGTACATCAAGAGCGACCACCTGATCCTCAAGCTTCTGGCCATGATTGACATCCCCTTCACCGGCGACCTGCCTGACTTCTACCTACGGGCTGGCAGTATCGTGGATCGGATCGCAGGACAGATGGGCTTGGTCACGTCGGCCCACCACGGCCGGGTGCGTAACCACAGTCACTTCTACGGCAAGGGCGTCAATGAGATCGTCATCGCTGTAGCAGACGACACCCTGACCCCGGCTGAGATCTGGTTCGGCTGGAACAAGATGAGCGCGGTGCGGATACTGGCCCACCCTATTAAAGGCTGTGGCATTATCGAGCTGGACGGCAGCAACGAGTTCAAAGGCCTGCCAGATGGAGCCACTGCAGTCGTTGAAATCAACCTGCCCCTGCTGGCTTGTCAGTACCACCTGTGGCGCATGGCGACGTCCATGCTGGCTCCAGAAGGGACTGCACTGCCGTCGGCTCACTTCGTGTCCCAAGTGGTGATCCCCAACATGCTGCCCAGTCACTTGGATGTGGCGGTGTTAAATACCCTGCATGCCTTAACAGGTGCGCCGGGCTACGTGCAGGTCAACAGCGACATGCCGTTCTACACCACCGACCTCTATCCTCGACTGGAGAAAGGCCTGCTGGAGTTGCTGGAGCGCTTTACCAAAGCTACCTTGACCTACAAGGACATTCTGTCGAACACCCCCGTGTTTGGTCAGGACACCTTGATGCAGACGGTCAAGATGCCGGACATGGCCTTCACCAACCAAGCCATCTGGGCCTTGACCATTGCGCGGTTGCCGGTGATTGCCCTGTTGCTTAAACTTGACTTCCTCAGTCGCAACGTCAAGAACGATTCTGAAAAGAACCGGATACGGCGCAGCTTAAAGGAAGCCGAGAGCGGCAAGTACCTGACCAACCAACTGCCGAGTAACGTCTCAGCCTGGGTGGCCAAGTACATTCAAGAGAACATCACGCCCTACCTGTGAACATAGCGAGGAGCCCTAGGGCTCCTCGTTTATGCTGTCTCACCAGATTGGAGCTGGTGCACGTCTTTATTGATCAGCTCTGCGATGGCGCTGGCTAACTCAGGCTCTAAGTCCTTCAGTTGCTCAGCCAGCTCCATGTACAGAATCCACCGCTCAGGCCCTAGGTTAGACAGCAACTCTGACACCAGAGCACGGGTCATGGCGACCGTGTGGCTGTGGACAGAGCTGCGCATGAGGACCACCATTTCTTCATTCGTGGCAGACCGGGTGACGGACTGCCCACCGTTGCTCACCAGCACCTTGGGGCGATTCATGACAACTACTCCGGTTCGACTTCAGGACACAGGTTGGTGGTTCGGATGAGGTCATCGTCAGAAGCCTTGAAACGTGCCCTCACCGCTTCGAGTAACCGAACCAGACGCGGATCGGTGGTCTCTTCGGCTACCCGCTTGAGCAGGTCATCAAAGTCAATGGTGTTATCGGCACCCACCTCGACTCGAACAACCTGCGCCCCACGGGTGGCTAAATTGATGCAGGGCTTGATGAACATCGTCGAGCTTGCCGTAAACGCACTGCTGCACGTCACATCAGAAAGGATTGAGGACGACACCAGTCCATCGTTGCTTAAGACATCGACGAACGCCTTTAACCTGTCAAGCTCGGAGGGGGCTTTCGCCCGCTCCGGAAACTGGAAGATCTGGCAATCAGGTTTACCAGTCGTATCCATCTTCTTCTTCCTCTTCGAAGAGCTCATCCTCATCGTCATCCATGGCGCTGTTGGCATCGGTGGCCTCTGGCTGGAGGTTCACTTCGCCGGACGGGGTGTAGATGTCGCTGATCAGACGAACGTATTTGCTGTCCACCTGGAAGATCCCAAGGGATTCCAGAATCATGTAAAACGACTCGAGGATTTCATAGGTCAGTCGACGGATGTCGATCATCACCATGACTTCTTCCGGCATGCCGTTCCCTGACAGGATCGACAATGGCATGTAGAGTGTCCGAATCTGATCCCGTTCTGTGCGTTCGCAGTACAGACGGAACCGCTCGGCAAACTCAGGATCAATGGCATCGATCTGGTTCAGCCAGGTTTGCATGTCGGTTTTGTTGCCCACAGCCATCGGGACCTTAATCACCGTGTAGGGTGGGCTTTCCACGTTGCCGTACTTGGGAGCGAACACGTCCTGCCACATGGTGTAATGGCGATAGTTGGTGGTCTCCTTGTACGGATCGTCCTTGTTCATGTTGGCGTACGATTCCTGAATCTGTGACGACTTCAGGTATTTGTGCTCGCCTTTCTTGATCGAGTGGTAGATCTCCTGCTCGTGCTGCCAGACCTTCATGTACAGCTCTTCCAAGGAGAACTGGCGGTTCTCATCGGCGCGGGTCATGACTTCTTTCATCAGGGCCTTGGCGGACTTGATGATCGAGGGCGGAACCGTGGAGGATCGCAGGGCCACGCCCTTGATCTCCATGTCGTATTCCTTATACACGTTACCTTCACGAGCCGACATGAACGCGTAGTAGTGCTTGGCGCGGCTGGTCAGGGTGAACACCGGGAAGGCGTACTCATTCTTCATGGTCAGGCGGTGCAGGTCTTCCTGGATCACCCCCATGTTGGCCGACAGCTTAGCCAGAACGTGGACGATACACTGACAGGCAATGTAGGTCGTGGTGTACCAGATACCGTCGCCTTCTTTGGTGCGGGTGGCGTCATTGGTGTACCAAGTCACCCAGTCTTGCGTGGTGAAAATGGTCGAGTCCGTATCTGAGGCCAGTACCACACGCCGCAGGATGCCTTTAATGTTGGCCACGGTTGGGCACAGCTGTACTGGGGTCAGGAACACCCGAATAAAGGTGAAGTACTCCTGCATCACATTCTGGATGTTGATCGCCGTGACGGCTACCTTACGCAGCACATCGAAGCGGCCCTTCTCCTTCAGGGAGTCAAAGTTCTCACCAAGGGTCTCCTCAGCGTTCAGGTACGTCGCCAGCACCTTGGTGTCATCATCGATCGCCTTACCGGTTAGAAAGCCGTAGGGATCGTCCATGGAGGTCTGATCGGCACTGGGGTCGTACTTGATGATCTTGTCCATCATGCCCCGGACGAAACCGTCGTTATACTGGGCAATGTGGTAGAGGTCACCGGTGTACACCACGATGGCACGCTCAAGCGGCGTCAGGCGGACAATAAAGTCCACGATCTGCTGGAAGCGCCCTTCGTTACGCCAGTACAGGTCTGTGCTGCGGCGGATACATTCGGCGGTCTGTTCCACGGAAGGGTAAACGAAACCGCAGGTCTGCATGGCCTGCTCGAACTCTTCATGCGGCTGACTGGTGATCAGCGCCAGCATGTTACTGAGCGCAATGGTCGGGGACCAGTAATGCCGGGAGCCTGCCAAGAGCTTCTCATTGTTGGCGTTACCGTAGCCGGTGGCCGAACGGCACATGGAGGTCAGGGAACTGTGACCGGATTTGACGTAGAGGATGTTGCCGGAGAAGCCGTGCATACCCGACAGCGAGTTGATCGCGATCTTCTTGGCGTTCTGCTCGGCATCCTTGATCTTCTCAAGGACTTCGTCGCCTGCAACCTTGGCGTAGAACATCTCGTTCTTCGCTTTCTTCCGTCCGGCGATGCCCGATTCAACGAACTTGGCCGAGGGAGACTTGAGGACCTTAGGGTTCTCGTAGCAGACCATCGAAGGCGACAGGATGCGGTTAGTTTCGGTGACCGTGCGAATGTACGTCAGCATGGTCATCTCGTCACGCACGCGGTTGCCAGGGCTCTCTTGCTTGAGCACCAGCATGTTCGGGTCACGCAGCGGGAACTTACCACCACGGGAGAGGGTCTTTTTCAAGAACGCCAAGCACTTGTCCTGCGGCTGGCCGGTCATCCGGTGCAGGAACAGGGTATTCTGATCGAAATAACCCTTCAGCAGGTCGAGGTCCCGCGTGTACTCGGCCTTCTGCAATACGAATGGATTTTCCATGGCTCAATGACCCTTGTTGAAGCAAAAAGAAATAAAGTCGGGGTAGCTCATATAAGAGCTACCCTTCGTTTTTATTGACGTTACGCGTAGTACCCAAGCGAGTAGACTTGGCTGTCCTGCTCGCGGAATCCTTCGAAGTTGGTCAGGCAAAACCAGTCATCTTTGTTCAGGTTATTCTTCAGAATCTCCAGAAGTTGATGGTAGCCGTTGGGTTTCTTCGTGGAATTGATGAAGTTCACCAGCTCCTCTAGGAAATCACAGGCTACAGCTTCGCCGAACAGCTCGTGGGCCTCGTCCATCATGTGTTCAGTCAGGGCGAAGTCCTTGATGTCCTCATGCAGCATGACATCCACGATGTAGTACGGCGAGCCCAGCAGGTGCATCGCTTCACGATCGTCCTCAGGCAGACGGTGCTTGCTAATGATCCGGTTCATGGCATCAACAAAGCGACCGTAGGCCTCAAACCACTCTGCATCAAAGGCGAAGATGAAGTGCTGGTCATCCTCCTCATTACGCGTTAGCCGGTATGTCCAAGGAGCCAGTCGTCTAGTACTCGATCTTGAAGTCGGAAATGCCATTTTGGAGTAGTGCCTGTTTGACCAGATTCTCGGTGGAATCTGCAATGTTGTTTATGGTGATCACAAGCTTACGGTCGGTGATCACTTCGATGGTGTCGTTCTTGATCCACGGAATCCCGAGGACTTCGACATCACCGTTGCCGTAGCGCAGCTTGACGTAGTTATACGCACTCGCTGACTGGGGCAGGTCGGTCAGGAAGTTCTTGACCTGAGCATGCTTGGCCCGGACATCCCCGAGCAGCATCGCCGTGTCGAGGTCGAGCACCGCCACGACCGTCACGTTCTGACGGTTAGCACCCAAGACTGCGGGGGCGGCTGTGTCGAACTTGACGGTGGAGCCGATGAAATTACTGATCATGAGGAGTGGCCTTCTTCAAAGGTTAAAATGTACGTCCCATCGGTATCTACCACGTCCACGTCTATCCAGACTCGGTCGGCCAGACTGCTTAGGAAGCGGTCACGGCGCAAACGAGCCAACCAGTCTGGATCATGCAGGAACTCCTCCGTTAGCACATGGAAGAATGCACGCATGATCAGAGCTCGGACGCACTGGCGTACCGTGGCTGGGAGTTCCCCGATACAAGGGGTGTCTGGATCGAGGGCGTAATATACCTCAGGGAGCAGGTCTGCGATTGCGTCTGAAGTATTGATGACGATCATGTTGATCTCTTAGCGGATCGAGGTCAGAACCAAGGCCCGGTCTTGTTCACTGTAAGCGGCATGCGTGACGCTGCGCCTGTCTAGCCCCTGTGTGGACCGGTCGATGGTACAATAGAGGTTAATCATAGCATTGCGTAATGCGATGAAATCCTCGGCGGTCTCTTTAACCTCCGGGGGGAAGAGCTGTGCAACAAATTCATCAACGAAGAGTTCACCTCGACGACACCAGTCGCCGTACAGACAGTAAATCTCATCGATGTCGTATTGGTGTTCCATCACTTGGGACAGATCACCGAGGAAGGCGGCATGGAGCGCCTCCCCGTCTAGCAAAATGATTCGTTCAGCCATCAGAAATTCTCACTAACACACTGTTGTCAACCGGATCATAACTGACCAGTTCAGTGATTAATGAGTCCACATCACGGTATCTGCTCAGTTGTCCGGCGAGGTCTTTAAAAAGGTCGATCGCCAAGTCGTAAGCTTCATCCACTTCGACCATTAGGCGAACCATTGACGCGTGACCACATCTGTGCCTGTCCATCCAATAACTGAGCACTTCACCATACTCTGCCGCGAGGTTGTTTTTAATCACCCCACGCAGTGAGCACGGTATGACTGCCAAAAGCAGTTCAGGTTTTACGGTTGATAACCAGTCGTTTTCGGCTTTTAGGCACAGGGTGAGCGGGAGTTGTACCGGCTCCCAAGGCCAATGGGACGATTTCGACGCAGGCAGTATTATCATCTTCGTTCACCTCTAAGAGTCGGACAGATTCGCTTTGGTTAACGAGGCGTTCTGTCTGAGCCAGGAGGTCATCGGTAAGGTCACACAGGATCTTACGAATAAAAAGGCTTTCGACATCGCTCAAACGTCCGTCTGTCATAATCTGGGCAGGAAACCGGTCTTCGCGTTTGGCCAGCAGGGAGTCAGACAAGTGAGCAAACAACTGATCCAGACTCATGCCGGTGGCCTGCATCACGTTATACACGTTCAGCAAGAACTCGCCATTGGTTTCCAAGGTGATGATCGCGCGGATTTCGGGAGGCGGCAATGACGACGTCTTCATCTGCTTCGCTGTAGCGGACAGCAAGGAGGACGTAGGGCTGTTGAGTGCGCGTCGCCTGCGTGGCACGACTAGCCCCGTCGTAATCTTTTTCATAGTAGCGCCTTAAATTGGTAAAGACGTCGTGAAACGTCGATTGAATATCGTCAAGCCACCACCGGATTTCTTCTTCTTCCTCCGGATGGTTCTCTAATAGGTCCTCTATATAAAACGCCTCATCGAATACAAAATACGCGATGGCGGCATAGAGCATGGCGGAGGCGCCAATACACCCGGCCAATGAATCACCGAGCATATTGAACGCCTGCCTATACGGTAAGGTCAAAGCGATTGAGCTGATTCCAGTCGACAACTTTTCTCACCTCCAAAACCACTAGGCCATCACAGTACTCTACCGCACGACAGGCCATGTCGAAGTTTTCCAACAGGCCACGGAATGCGGTTTTGAGGGCGCGCGAGACTTCATGTACATCTGACAGGTGCATCATCCGACGTTCGGGGGATGTCCTTTCAAGCCAACTGCGTCCTGCGGGTGTGGCCAATATTTCCATTGACGTGAGCCCACAATTGATCATCTCAATCATGGGGATCATGATCCCAATTTTCCCAAGCTTTCGATAAAAACGCTTAAACACATCATGGCCCATGGGAGACTCGACCATCACGTACTTGACCATACCGGGACCGGTATTGATCGTGCAGCGTGCAATCTTGTACGGCTCATAAGCTTGAGGATAGCTCTTCGATGGCTCGGCGTAAACGTTCGGGATAGTAATCACCTTGCGTCCGCGCATGCTGATACTCTTCCTTAATTCGACCTACAGGGTCTGGCTGACCCACCCGTCTGGGTGTGACTACGATGGCTTCACTGTTTGGGTCGTATTGTAGTTCCGCCACCTCGATCCGAGGGTCGACGAAGCGATCAACCAACCCTAGGAAACCTGCAATGATAATGTCGAACGGCGAGTAGTCATCCAGGCGTCCGCCGAACAACTCAATCACCACACCAATCAGGTCATCGCCCTGCGACTGGTTATAGCTTTCCACTAACGCCTGAACCGTGTCAGGCACTTCTCGTGGGAAGTCAAGGGCATTGTGCGCATCCATGAGCGCCGTGATGGTGTTTTCCAACTCAGAGGTTGACACGAGGTATTGCATCAGAGCCTCCTACGTTAGTAGCGTTTGAGGGCGTCAGCGTAGATCTGCTTGACCATGTCCCGCGTGGGTTCATGAGAGATGCCTTTGAAGGTCTCAGCCAGGACACGTTGAATGTACTGTTCGTAGACCTCCAGGTCACCTTCCTCAAACGGCTGCACAGGTGGCTTTGGCGGCGTCAGTTGGCGCAATTGCAGCAAGGCATCGCTGTAACGCTCGGCCAGGATGTCCCCTTCGATGTTGATCAGCAGGTCTTCGGAGTGCTCCGGCAGCTGGAACGTCACCGAACGGCGATCCAAGTGTTTGCTCACCGCTTCAACCAACGGATCGAAGAAGAGCACCAGATTCAGGTAGAAGTCATCGACCTCAATGGCCAGGTCGTCCACTGCGGTTTCAGCCATGGTCTTGATAGGATAGCCTAACGCATCCAGCAACACCAACACCGGGTCTGGCTTCTTGCGCACGTGGCGCATGGAGGACAGGATGTATGCCTTGGCAAACTCACCGGCTGCACTGGCCAGCGTCTTGGTGCGCTGTGGGCCCTGATCCGCGACGAAATGACCGCGTGGCCAGATAGCCAGCGATCCGTCGAGGTATGAAATCAAATCTGATAATGGTATCCGGATTAACTGCACGTGCTCACTCCTAATTAAGTGACGTGATCTTGATAATGACTAAGACGTCAGTCGTCATCTCGATAGCCAGCACGTATTCCCGTAAGTGAGAAAGAGTGTGCGCATCAAGTTGGCAGACGAAATTCAGCTCATACCGCTTCTGTAGACGGCGAATCAACTCGTACTGTCTCTCTAAAGAAGCACAGTGTGGTGCCCTCGGAATCAGTGTGAGTTTCCCCAAACTGACCAAATCCGATTCGATCACATACTGCCATGCAAGAGGCG